ACCAAATAAGATAAATAATGCTGCTATAATCATAAATATCATTGTTATAAACTTTTTATTTGTTAATATTCTTTTCATAATTCCTCCTAATAAAAATCTCTTTCGCTATATCCTACTTGTTCTGCATAACTTACAGGACGGTAGTTATCTCTTACATCATCTTTTAAATCTTCTAATTCTTCTTGTAATGCTTCTATTTCATCTTCTAGCTCGTATAATTTATTCAATATTTCGTCTATTGAAACTAAATCTTTTTTAAAGAACTTTGCACAATAATCATCTTTTATATTTATTAATACTTGTTCCATCTATTTCATTCCTTTCAGTTTTTCTACTGCATCTTTCAATTGCTCTAATGTCATTTCTTGAGTAGAAGTTACTTTATAATGCTTATGTATTTTTTCAAAACTATACTCTTTATCTCTTACTAAATCATTTAGTTCTACTGTTAGATTAAGTATTTCATCTTGTTCTTCAACTGGTACTAATGAAAATCTAATGTTATTCTTATGATCCTTTATAGTTAATCTATTAATTTTGTTTTCTTCATCATATCCAATTTCAGTTACTTTAAATTGTGTTTTTGTTGTGTATATACCATTTCCATAATTGTCTTTTTTGTATGGATAAAATTCATTTGCTTCTTTACCATCTACATCTTTTGTATTGTATGGTTTCATATCTGCTTTTGGTTGTATCCATATAAAAGGGCTTGTATATAACTCTCTACCAATTCCAACATTAAACCCTGCTCTTTTAAAACTATCTGATGCTTCACCTTTTTCTTTTTCTGTATAACTTTCAGTTCCTACATCTTGTTTCTTAACCCATTGTTCAATTCTATCGTTCCATATTTCAATAGTGCAGAATAGATTATCGTTAATAACTTCGTGTGTTCTTTGCCAATTTCCAACACCATACGTTTCATCAAGTATTTTCATGTCTACCCTTGCATCTTTGTATAGTAATAAGCTGCAACCCTTACCGTTAATTGTTCCTACTCTACATTCAATTTCTTCTGCTTTTAACATTCTAGGTTTTTTATCTATATCATATTTTCTAATTACTTCTTCTTCCATCTTCTTCTTCCCTTTCTACTATCACTTTCTTTTCATCAGCATTGCATATAAAATTTAAGTGCGAGTTTCTTTCTATATCTTCTATTGTTATATCTTCATAATTAAATGTTTTCATTCTTCCTCCTTATACATTCATCTAATTGTTTACTAGACAATGTAATTTCATTTCTTATATGTTTTCCTATTATTCTTTTAGGATCTTCTTTATTTATTAATCTTTTAAAGTGCCAATCACTTAATTTATTAGACTTTCTCATTCTTTCCTCCATAATAACTATCTAAATGTTTATCTATGTTGTTTAGTTTTTCTTTTAAATTCTTAATCTCGTAATCTTTTAAATAAATATCTTCTTCCAGCTTGATAATATGTTTTGATAAAATCTCAAGTACCTTTGAAATATCCATTTTTGACTACTCCTTATTTTTTTGATATAATTTATATGTATGTTTTTAGATAACCCTATTTTTAGGGTTTTTTTTAATTTGTTCGAACTCTGCTTTTGTATAAAACCAATTTGATACATCTTCACCCTTATCTTTATGATTTCTAGCTATCTTGTTTATTACGTCATATATGTTTTTTAAATTCTTCTTTTTCTTTTCCATATCTAACCTTTCTTAATTAAGTAACAACTGTTCTGTATTCCCTAACTTTTCTCTTTGCATAAGTTTGTAATACTTTTGCATATCTTCATATAACCAAGTAGGTATTATTCCGTTTGAATACCAATCAATAGTCTTTTCGTATTCTCTTGGATCTTTGAAATAACCACTTGTTTTCATAAACTCAATTACATCAATTTTTATTTGTGCTTTTTGATTTTCACATTCTTCTATAATCTCGCTTATCTTTGGTATGAACTTTGATTTTTTAATTATGTTCTTTACTGCTGTTTTAAATGTTTCATAGCTGTATTCTTGTAAAAACTCATAATATGTAATACATTCTTCTTGTGTAAAAGTTTTAGAATATGCTATGCCTAGTATTTTTAACCCTTTTACTAAATCTTCTTTTGTCATATAACCTCCTAATCAAAGAAATCACTACAATCTATGTTTAAATCTGCTGTTGTAACTTCTCTTTTTATTGTGTAATCATCATTCCAACATTCCTGATTAAACCACGTACTACCTTGTTTTATGTATTGTGATTGTATCTTTTCTATTGTGATGTAATACACATAATTTTCTAAACCTAATAGCACTTCTTCATAAGTAGTACCTTTCTTTCTTGCTTTTATGTAAGATTTTAAAGCATTAGCTTTACCTTGTTTTCTAGGATACTCTTTCCAAATAGTTTCAAATTCTTCTTCAAGTTGAGATTTACCAACACTGTCATTTGCTTTAGCAATGACTATATTATTATTCTTGTCTCTTAACTCTATATCTTGCTCTATCTCTTTTCTCTTTTCTTTTTTCTCTATCTCTATATATGTGTTACTATTTGTTACTTGGGTGTTACATTGTAACATTTTTTGTTTTTCTCTATGTTTTCTTACTCTTTCTGCTACTGCTGTTTCACTTCCAATTAAATTTTGCATAGCAACCATATAGAAAGTATCGTTTTCCCATCTTTCAACTAAACCCATACTTAATAATGCTTGAAGAGTTAATTTAACCTTATTTAGATCTTCATCTAAAATTAATGCTAACTCTTCTTCTGCACTAGGTAAAATTTTGTCATATTTTATAAAACCCTCTGTTTTTAAACTCTTTAATTGCATTTTTTGATAAATAATACATAGTGCATCTCCATCAGGTAATTTTCTTAATGCTTTTATATATTTATCATCAAAGAAATCTTCTTTTAATTTAAACCAGTAATATTTTTTGTTATCACTCATTCCATTTGCTCACTCTCCTTTTTGTTGCGTTTACGTAACTTATTTTTTAAAAAAAATATCAATAAGTTGTTCAATAGATAAATCTAATTTTTCTTTAATGACATTAATTTCATCTAATGTAAATGAAGTTTCTTTTTTAAATCTAGTTCTTAACGTATATGCACTAATACCTATTGCCTTTGCTAGTTCATTTCTAGTTATCTTTTTTTGCTCCATTATTTCTAAAATAATATATAGTTTCAATCAGCTTTCCTCCTCTCTATTTTGTTACGTATCCGTAACTTACAATTTCATTATACTACAATAATATTAATTGTCAATAGGTTTTTTTACTTTTTTGCAACTTTTGTTTCGTTTTTGTAAATTTTGTGGTATAATATATTTAGATTTAGGAACTCTAGCAGTAAAGGAGTGAAATAAATGTTAAACAAAATTACTATTGGTGCGTTTATAAAAAGTAAACGTAAAGAAAAAGGTTATACACTTGAACAAGTTGGTAATTATGTTGGTGTTAGTAAGGCTACAGTTTCCAGATGGGAAAGTAACGAAATTGGAAATATGCGAACTGATAAAGTTGAAGCCTTATGTGAGTTTTTAGAAATTACTACAAAAGAATTTTTAGAAAGATCTTCATCAATTAATAAAGTTAAAGAAACAAAACAAATAACGCCAAGACAATTGCATTTTGAAGTAAAAGAATTAGTAGATAAAACAATAAATATCTCTGACCAAGAGAAAACGTTATTACTACAAACTTTAGATTTTGTTTGTTCTAGTAAGGAATAGGAACGTCCGTTCCCCTTATATCTAAATATAATAGAATTTTATGAAATAAGTGTGAAGTATTTATTAACTAATTTTATATTTACAGAATTTGTAATATTATGAATTTTTTGAAAGGTGGTGAGCTATGAAAGAAAAATTAAGAAGTAAGTTATTTAGGTTTATTTTTATTCATTATATTTTAGGAAGTTTCGCTATAATGTATGTTTTATATGAAATTCCAAATTGGGGAGAAATTTTTGCTACTATTTATTTTGTTATATCGTTTTTCACTTTTGTTTCTTTTTTAGGAGAATTAGGTGGGTTTATAGAAAATTATGAACGATTAGAACAATATGTACAAAGAGATATTAAGAAAGGAAAAGATGACTTATGACATCTATGGAAATGAACAACATAATAGAAAAATGTAAACGATTAGGGTTTACTGGCTTTACTATTGAAGAATTAATTGATGCTTTTATTATTTATCTTCGTAAGTCAAGAAGTGATGAAGAAGTTGAAAGATATTTAAAAATGACTAATCCTGATATTTCTAAAGAAGAATTAGATAAAGAGATATTAAAACGACACGAAGATCAAATACAAGTTTATGCTAAAGAAACAATCGGCTTTAAGATTCCAGAGAAGAATATAAGACGTGAAGTTAAATCAGGTGGAGAGTTAGAAGAACGAGAAGTAATGAAAAGTATTATGCTTGATATTGAAGATGAGAATATATTAGGTGTATTTGTACTGGATATTGACCGTATAGGACGTCCAGATGCACTTGATACAGGTTTATTAATACAAGCATTTGAACTAACTGATACAAAGATATTTGTTGCTACTCCTCCGAAAATTTGGGATTTATCTAATGAATTTGACAAAGAGTATTTTGAAGATAGCTTAAGACAGGCTCGAAAATTTTTGAATTATACAAAAACAAAAATGACTAATGGTAGAAAGCAATCAGTAAGAGAGGGAAAATTCATAGGTAGATTTGCTCCTTATGGGTATAACAAAGTTAAGCTATTAGACCAAAAAGGATATACACTAGAGCAAAATGAAGATGCCGAAACAGTAAGAATGATATTTGATATGATTTTATATCAAGGTATGGGAACAACTGTTATAGCACGTGTTTTAAACGAAAAAGGAATTAAGCCACCTGAAAAAAATGCTTGGCAACCTCAAATGGTTAGACATTTACTTAAAAGAAAATCTTATGCTGGATTTGTTACTTACGGAGAACACACTACTATTAAGCAAAAAAGAAACGGTATTGTAACAAAGGTTAAAAAGAAAAATGAAGAAGCTCTTATTTGTAAAGGTTTACACAAGCCAATAATTACTATTGAAGAACTTGAACAAGCACAAGAGTTAATGAAGCAAAGAGCCTCAAAAAACGTGCCTAATAGTAATGAATTGCAAAATCCACTTGCCGGATTAATTAAATGTAAATGTGGTTATTCAATGCAAAGAAGAAAAAACACAGTTAAAAACCTAACTGAAACAAGAGAAAGTATTGATAAAAACGAGTTGGCTAAGTATATTGCAAGTTTAAAAGAACAAAAAAATCTTACTATTCAAAAGTTGTCCGACTTAACTGGAATTAACAAAGCAACATTAAGTCATTACTGTGGAAGTAATAAAAGAGTTAACTTACCTAAAGTCGATAACTATAAAAAGCTTAAAGAAGTTTTAGGAATGGATAATAGATTTGATGAATTATTAAGCAATGGTGTTGAAGAAGTCGTAAAAGAGTCTATATTCTGTCCTAACACGGTTTGTCATTGTTCTGGCACTTATATAGGTTTAGTTGAAGAAGAAGTCTTAAAACAGCTACGAGAGAGATTACAAGAGTATAATACTTTCATAGATAACTATTATCAAGATGAAGTAGTCGCAACTAAAGACTTTAAAAAGGAAATAGAAAAGTTAGAAAACGATATTGTAGGTTTACAAAATCAAATTTCAACTGCTTGTGATCTACTTGAAAGAAAAGTATATACTGATGAAATGTTTTTAAATCGTGTAAACAAGTTAAATGCTGATATTGATTCTAAAAAGAAACAAATTGAAGAATTAAAAAGCATAGATATAAAACAAGAGATTGTACAACACGAAAGAGCAGTACCAATTTTAGAAGCTGCTTTAAATAATTATCACAACTTCACACCAGAAGAAAAGAACGAGTTTTTATACTCATTCATTGAAAAGATAGTTTATAGTAAAAGTACAAAAAGAAATAAATGGTCTGATGAAAGTGATATGAAACTAGAGATAACTTGGAAAGAGTTATAAATTTTTAATGCTTATCAATGGAATAGTTTTAATGCTGTATTCATAGAGCAGTAGAACTATACTATGTAAAAGCATTCAAAAGGAGGATATTAAAAATGATGAATAAATGCCGTTATTTAAGACAAAGACACAAGAAAGGAGAATTATACTACTTTTGTGCTAAGAGCCGTGAAATCGTTGAATTATGCGATTGTAGAGGGTGTTTTGATAAAGAGTATAAAGAAGCAAAGAAATTAGTGGCTAAAAAGCCTATGAAAAAGGTTAGTAAGAAGAGAAAAACAGTTAGTAAAAAGACTTATGAAGAAGTATTTAATCAATGTAATGGAAGATGTGCTATTTGTGGTACTACCCAAAATTTAGAATATCATCATATTTACTACAGAAGCGAACGTCCTGATTTAATTGATGATCCTGACAATGGAATTATGTTATGTGGAGAGTTCGCTAATAATTGTCATAAAGGGAAAGCACATAAAAATAAAAAGTATTGGCAACCTATTTTACTACAAACAAAAAAAAGACTAGCTAATTTTAGCTAGTCTTTGTTATTATTTCATCTGAATACCATCAATCTCTTTTCCATAGATTCCAGCATAAGAGTTTCCACTATCTCCAAATCCTCTTGCCCAAGGTAGCCATTTACCACCTTTTATATGTACTCTATAATCTACATATCCTTTTGTAGATTTAATTCTAATACCGTCAATAGGTTTATTATAAATACCAGCATAAGAACTTCCATTGTTTTTAGAATAGTCTTTACTATTTACTGCTCCTAGCCATTTTCCACCTAATTGATGAGCTTCATAAATGATTTCCCCATATTGAGGTTTACATCTAAATCCACTTATAGCTTTACCATAAATACCAGCATATCCACTATCAGTATTATCACATTTTTTTACTTCTGATAACCATTTACCATTACAATATACTTGATAAGTTATAACTCCTGTATAGTCTTTTGAGGTTTCGAAAGTTTTATCTTTAAAAATATAGTCATAAGGATCAATAGTACTTCCATTTTTTCTGATTTCAAAGTGTAAGTGATTTCCTGTTGAATTTCCTGTTGTACCCATATAACCTAGTGTTTGACCTTTAGTTACTTTTTGTCCTGCTTTTACACTTAAAGATTTTTGATGAGCATATCTAGTTTGATAACCGTTTCCGTGGTCTATATAAACTACATTACCATAACTTCCATTATTTCCTGCGTAAGTTACTGTTCCACTCTCAAAAGCAACTATATAATCTGTTCCATATTTACTTGAAATTAAGTCAATCCCTAAATGAAAATCGCTTACTTTTTTACCATTATGCCAATATGTTCTATTTCCATAAGCAGAGGTCTTTTTTTCGTAACCATTTTTTAATACTTTCATAATGATTCCTCCTTAAAAATTAGATTGGTCTGTTGGGTTATTTAATCCTGCGAATACGTTTACTATTACAGTTAGTGAGTAAACTATTTTGTCTACTACCCCCTGAAATTCAGGCATTACTGTTACAACTAAAGAGCCTAAAATTGTGATTAATTGAGCAATAACAACTGGGCTTTTAAGTCTGTTTAGTATGTTTTTCATATAATCACCTCCTTAAATTCCAAATAAAATGGCCATAGCTCCCAGTAGCAATGCACCTGCTACTGTTCGCCATAACCATTTATTGTTATCTTCTATTTTAGATATTCTTTTTTCGTGATCTTCTGTAATTTGTTCGTCTTTTATAATCTTTTCGTGGTCTAGTTCTACTTTTTCACTTAATCCTTTATAATCTTGTTGTTTCAGTAAAGTTTCTAACACAATCAACCTATCAAGCACTTCCCTTTGAAAATTTGTATCTTGCATACACTCACCTACTCACCTTTCGTCTTATTCAATTCCTACAAGTTTACCTTTATATTTTGCACATAAGTAAGAACCTGCACTATCCATAGCTTCTTTTGATAATAATGTGTTATAGATACCTGCCATAGCAATAACAACACCACCGTTGTTTGTCATATTTTGGTGTGCTCCACCTATACGGTATGTTTTAGTTGAAGTTACTAATGTCCCTGGCTCTAGTGTTGAATATTGTGCGAAAGTTTTATTGGCTGTATCGTATTTATATACTGTTACTGATGTTTCAGTCACTTGTACACATACAATTTCAAATTTAGTATCAGACACAGATGTACCTACATTTTTTGCACCACCACTATTACAAGTTGTTGCGCCTGTTCCACACTCTATACCACTACTACTATAATTACTTATAACTGCTCTACTGTTTGTGTTAACTGATGTGTCTTTCATAGCAACATATATAAAAGTTGGAGTTGTAATAGCTGCAATGCCTGTATCAATACGAGGGCTAGCATAAGTACCATTGAATACCATTGCTTGATTTGAACTATCCATTGTTATTGTTCCTGTGATAGTACCATCGTTTCCTTTACCTGATTCATCTATTATTGTTCCACTTGCTATATTTTGTGTATTATCTAAAAAGTATAAACCTTGTAAACTTGGCAATTTAGGATATTCTGCCAATTCCAAAATGTTTGTAAATTCTACATCTTTCAATTTAATTACTATTCCCATTATTCTTCCTCCTTAATTAAATCTTTTAAATCTTTATCGAATACAACGCACCAGTTATCCATTCTAAATGGTTCTTTTTGCCCTTGTGCGAGGTATGTTATATAGTCACCTTGACTATCTCTTAAATTTCCTCTGTTTCCTACTTTTCTACTGTAAACTACATCTCCACAGTTTTGAGCGTATGTTAATCTATCTGTGTCAACTAATGCTTCACTACAGATTATTTTTACTGTATCTGCTGATACTATTTCAACGCTTTCTATTGCTTTTTCAACTTTGCTTGAATTTTGTAGATTAAATCCATAGTTTGGAGCTTCATACACACGATCTGTATCAAATCTTAATGGAACGCAAGGAACGTGGAATTTAACATATAAAACGCCTTTTGTAACGTCCCCATTTGTGATATTGTCAAGTACACACGAAATAGGTTTTAATGGTATAAATTTTTCTCCATCTATGATTGTTCTTTTATATGCTAAACCGAAGTATGCACCTAACCAAGCTTGACTTTCTGATTTCAAGTGCAAGTTTGTACCATCTTCTTTAATATTGTCGAAATGATATGATGCACCAGAGCAAATAATGTTTTCGTATTTTTCACTAGCGTAAACATATCTTTCATAGAAACGTCTTGCCAATCCTTTTGTATATAAGAACGCTTGCCAAGTAATACATTTAACATCTTGTTTTTGACCTGTTATAGCTTTAACGTCTGTATCTATGTCAACTCGTAATTGTTCTAACATATCAAAATAATGTGCATCGTCTACAACTGATGAACCTTGTACCCACGAGAAAGCTTGTACTACAAGTCTTTTATTCATACTTCTTGCTATGTTATATGCTTTTTCAACTTGTTCTACTAATCTTTGATAGTAAATTGTGCCTTTTGCCAGTTCTTCTATTTGTTTTGAACCTATACCTGGAGCAGTACCTAATAATTGATATTTTATGTCGTTTATGCCAAGTTTGTTTTCTTGTAGCAATAATTGTTTAACCATATCAGTTTGCCCTGCTACTGGTGTTTCTCCTGTTGTTTGTTGATAACCTTCGTTGCTGCCTTTTCCTGAAAATTCTGCAAGTGGAACAAAATGTGTAACACCCTCTGTACTCATATCGTTTAATGGGTTATTCATTACACCTGTGTTAAGCATTAAGTTATCATATTTTTGTTCTGTACTTATTGCTTTTGCATCATAACCTGTAGACCAACTTTGTCCATAACATATAAACATATTAATTTCAGCGTCAAGATTACAATTTTTAGGTTTGCTTTGAGAATTTATAATGTCTAAAATTGTTTTATTGTTGCTAAAATCAACATCACCATATATTTTGTTAGCATATAAATCAGCAATATGTAGATTTCCGTCTTTTAATATAAGAGATATAGCACCATTTTTATCTGCTATTACTAAATCATCATCTCTTTTTTCATCAATTTGCATATTGACATTATTTACTTCTAGTGTTTCGCCAACATTAACATTTTTTGCTTCAAAGTTGTCTACACCGAATCCTGCTACTTCAAAAGTTCCATCTGACCTTACCCTTACTCCTGCTTTATTATTTCTATCTCTAATTTCAAAGCCTGTGATTTCTTCTGTTTCATACATAAAGTCTAAGTCTGCTCCATCACCTGGGTCACCTTTCTCACCTTTCTCACCTGGCTCTCCTGGGTCACCTTTTTCCCCTCTAGGAATAGTAAAGTTAAGAATTGCGTGAGTAGAAGAACCACTATTTGTAACGCTAGCTTCTTCTCCTGTTTCCCCTGTTGTTGTTGTTCCTATTTCAAGTTGCCCATATTGGATTGTTCCTGTATCAAAAGTTACTTTTATATCCTTTGTTGGATCAACTGCTAATTTTTCATTTTCTAAATCCATACTTACACCTCATTTCTCTTGCTAGTTATATCCCAATCTTCAAGAATTAAGTTCCCACCTACGATTGTTCTCTTAACTAGGCTTGTTACTATTTGAATATCAAAAACATACTCGTAATTTGTTTTTAAATCGTTTGTATCATCTGCTTCAATGATTATGATATATCTATTAGGATATTCAGTATCTTTTACAATTCCGTTGTTTAAAGTCTTTTGAAATACATAGTATTTGTTATCTGATTTTTCTTTAACAGTAAAATAAACTTGATTAATAGGTAACTCAAATCCTTCTATTCTAAATGCTCTTGCGTATGTATCTCCTTTTATAAAGTTAAAATTTATTTTTTCCATTTGTTAGCTCCTTTCTATAACCAAGAGCCATCAATATAAGTCTTTAATGAACTCTCTGATTTATGATAATATGTATGTCCGTTTTCGTAATTACACTCTCTTGGGGCATATCCAAAATCATAATTTTGTGAAACACCATTACCACCAAAATAATGATATTCCGAAAAATCTTGATCTGTCGCATTATAACAACATTCACTGGTTTCAAAATTTCCATTTGCAGTAAATTTAAAATTTTTAACAACAGCCATCATTCTAAAAAACGCATTAGCTAGGTTATTTTCATTATTTTTTACACATAAATCTTCACAGCCACTATAAAATACAACAGGATAAACATTGCCTGTTTCATCATAACTATTAACAATGTTATTATTATTAAAATTTAATTTTTTTGTAGCAGTAAAAACATTTATTAAATAATATCTATTTATATTTAGTTGATTTCTTATAATATTTAATGCTTCACAAGTGTCAACTTCCATTAACACACCATTAGTTATTGTTCCTGTTCCTATTACTTCTTCATTAACTACATTATTAATAAGATTAATATTATTAGAAACAATATCATAATTGTTTAAAATTCTAATTAATCTTACTTTTTGATTAGTTATCTTTATATCTATATTATTTTTATTAATATTTATATTTTTACAAGAATCTACATAAAATATATAATTGATATCTCCTATTTTAACTGTGTTTTCTGTAACAGAAATATCACTAGAGTGTTGAATTTGGATAATATCTTGTGAAGAAGTTGTATTTACTATAGAAGTTTTTTCAATATCAAATATGTTATTTTTAATTATTCCGTTTGCAGTATACTCATATAAGATAATATGATTATAGTTTTCAGCCCCCTCAACAACATTAAATGTATTACCAAATACGTTGTTATAATCTCCTGATTGTACTCTAACTATTGCATAATGAGATTTTGTATCATTAATTAAATTAAAGTGATTATTGAATATGTTTACATTAGAACATTGAACTTTAATACAACTTTTGCAAGTTTGTTGTAAAAATGAATTGTCGTGAATTTTTATATCATTGAAATTGTATCTTTTAGTTCCGTTATATGGGAAATTAGTATCTTCTGTTCCTAATTCTCCACTTGCAATATGTATGTAATCTCCATCTTTTAATCCATTTAAATTTTCAAATCTGTTATTGTGTATATTAATATAGTCGCAACCGTATGCTCTAATTGCTCTGATTGCTCCGTCATCAATACCAACCTCTGCATTTTCATTTCCTGATATTAAATCGTGAAAATAACTATTTCTAATTTCAATATGATTACAACTTACACAATTAATCGCAGCTCCTACATTGGAATCGTTATTTTTAATATTATAAAATTCACAATCAGTAATTAAATTATTATTTGCTGTAACCAAAATTCCATCACTATCTAAATTTCCATCATATATAATATTTTTTAAGATATTATTAGTTCCTTTTATAGTAATTGTTTTACCTTTTAATATTGTATTAAAATTATCCCCATATATTTTTTTGTTTGAATCTATTGTCAACGAAGTAAATATATATGTACCAGTTGGTATGCAAATATCATCACAAGAATTTATAGCATTTTGTATAGCTTCTGTATCATCTGTAATACCATCACCTACTGCTCCAAAGTTTTTAACATTTGCAGGTAGTTTAGCATTTATATCTTCATATCCTATTTGTTTTAACCAAGCTTCTTTATCTCCTTTAAAACCATTTTGTACTGCTATTTCATAAGCAGAATATCCTCTCTCGCCTTTAAAAGCGATTTTCCCCTTTAAGGCATTATCACTATTAAAAACAAGTGACGCTTTTAAATTATCCATAATTATCTTCCTCCTTCGGCAGGATATACAATTATCTCTTTAGCACCTTCATCATCATATCCTAAAATAGTTAATGTATCGTTTAATGAAATGTCATACCAGTATGTAGCTCTTTTATTTAGTAACGGAAATTTAGATGTTAATTCCTCTGTTAAAGGTATTTCTACTACTGTAGTTGACTCTGTATATCCTAGATCCTCTAAAGTGTATTCCAATCTAAAAATCTCATTTTTGGTATATCCTTTTTTGTTAAACACTACAAACGTTATTTTGTCTGTAGGTTTAAATTCATAATTTGTTTCTGTTTCACCATTAGAAACAGGCAAGTAAAAAGCGAGTCTATTAAACTCGCCTGTAGTTATATCACCTCTAGTGATATGTATTGTATTTTCTTCTATTGCTACCATTTAATTATCCCTCCTTTTAAGCTGTTCTTATCCAAACATAAACACCATAGTAATATGGATAGTAAGGTTGTCCTCCACCTGTGTAGTCTGTGTAATAAGTTGTGTCAGCACCACCGCTACTTGTTCCTGTTGAACCACTACCAGATTCACCAATAGTGTTTCTTCTTACACCACCGTGATTGTGACTAGGCATACTTGAAACAGGTATTTTATGTTCGCTACTTGTTCCGTCTAATTCTCCAGCATTTGTAGTAACAATTTTTAAATAAGCATCACCAGTTATTTGTTCCCATACTGTACTAGGAAATCTTTCGTTAGGATTGATAGAAGAATTTGTAGTTATATATAAATCTCCTATTGCATATCCACCTACTACGTTATCATTCTCTGTTAATTCGCCATTTACATTGACTAAATCATCACCTATTTCAACTACAGCTATTCCTTTTGATACTGTTATAGCTTCTTTATTTTCACTACCTACTGTCATTAATGAATCTGATAAAACTATCTTAAATTGATATTCTTTGTTGTAGTCGTAAATATTTCCTAATGATACATCAGTAAAAGTAAATGTATTACCATCAATAGTAGGTGTTAGTGTTCCACCATCAACCCAACCTTCTCCAACATTATATTGAAAACTAGCTGTTAAACTATTTATATTTTCATCATTGAAATTTCCATTAAACCATACACCATTAGCATTTAATACAACTTCATTTGATACATCTTCTGTTCTTGATATATCTATGTTATCTATATGTAATTTTACATAGTCAATCATTTCTAATTCTATTGTTTGAGGATTACTATAACCTCTACTATCTGTTGCATTTACTGTAATGCTATTAGATCCAATACTTTCAAACGTTTCTTCTTGTAATGTAGAAGATTGTCCATCGTTTAAGTTGATTGAATAACTTTTAATAGAAGAACTATATTTAGGTGTTGCTTCTACTGTTACTTTGGGTTTAGATAAGTATTTAACTAATTTCCCAAAAACTACTGTAGCTTCATTAGTATCTACTACTGTTGCACTTGCATCAGGCTTGCATTCGCTTTCTTTGGCATATAAATTAAAACTTGCTTCTTGTGTATCACCTATTTTGGTACTATCACTATAAGTATCGCATTTAATTGTTGCTGCTATCTCTTTAGCACTAGGCATTAAAGCATAAATTTCTTCTTTTAATGTGTTTGTATCAAACGACAATATTTTTTCGCTTGTCTTTGTGGCAATAGTACCTTTTAATGTTCCTATTTCATAAGTTACTGTACTTGTAAAACTATCTACTTTCTTATCTATTGTGATTGTAGCAACGTCACCTATATATGGGCTTGTACAAAGCACTTTACTAGCTCTTGGTATATCTGTTAATGTTACTTCTTTACTAATGCTACCCACTGGGTAATAACTACTTAATTTACCATCTACATTGAATGTAATTTTTAATTGCTGCTTTCCGTCCGATTTATGAGGAATTTCAATCTTACTTCCACTTACAAATTCTAAATAAGTTGAAGTGTTTACTCCATTAAATGAATATTTACTACTATCACTTAATGTTGTTACCGTTACCCATTTTCCTTCATCATTTAATCTTTCTAATTTTATCGTTGCAACTTTACTAGAATTATAAGGATAATAACTACTATTATTTTTCTTACAATAACCTTTTATACTAGATATGATAGATTTATTGTTTACTTTATCTTGTGTGTAACTATATTCTACTTTTAGAGTAAATCCTCCACTTGGAGTACCTATATTTCCATTAAAACTTGCCATACTACATTAAACCCTCCAAATCTTCTATTAAGCTCTTTAAGTGGAATATCTTTGTTACAGGTTTATTGTTCTTAGTTCCTTTAGTAAACCTTAAATATCCTAATTGAGCTGTACCAGTAACAATTAATTTATCTATACCAGAACCTTTGTTATTGAATATTGCATTTAATTTATTGTAGTTATATACCTTAATCCCTGTGTTATCAAATAATGAGTTGTTGGCATCTAATGAAGTTCCAATAGATAAACCACTTGTACTAAAGTTAAAAGTCATATCATCTAACTTACCTTCAATACCTACTACTTTACCTTCTAAAGTGTCGAATGTTTCTTGTTGCTTAACAAACTCTATATTTAAGTTGTCGTTAGATTGTTGAATACTTGATACTGTACCTTCTATAACTGTTAATCTGTTGTTTATTTTTTCTGCATAAGTTCCGTTAGTGTATTGATTAGCAATAATGAAATCATCTTTTTCATATATTTCTGTTTCAGGTTTAGATATTTGACATATAAATAAGCTACCATCTTCTTTAACCCACCAATCACCATTTGAATAAGGTGGTGTCGGTGTTTTAAAAAATACTATTCTTTCGTGATCTTCACTTGTATCTATCTCTGCATTAGTAATAGCCATAGCTTCAATTAAATTAGAATCACCATTTACTTCCCATACTTCATTAAATTGATAAACCATTCCAGAACTTTGATCGTAATATATATCCCCTATATGGTCGTTAGGATTATCCCATAAGATATAAGGCTCATTAGAAGTAGTTGGAATACCAGAATAAAACCAAAGTGAAACATCACTTTGGCTATCTAGTACATCTTTTAAATTAATTGTTAATGCGTTTAGCATACTATTTAATTCGTTTTCAATCTTTTGTATGCCTTGATTAGTTATTTCTATGTTTTTCTTTAAACCTAGAAGGGAAGCAAAATTATACTTCCTTTCTAAGTCTGCTGCTGTTCTTACTACTACATCATTCTTCGCCATTTAATCACCTACTCCCATCTAACAGTTCCGTCATCATCTACTTCAAATCCTAATTTTCTTAAGATTGTAAATTCTTCTTCTAGTGATATATCATCTCTACTATTTAGGTATTCTACAATTTCATAATTGTAATCATCATAGCTTTTATAATATTTTTTCTTTAAGATAAGTTTTTGTTCATACTCAATATCTAAATCATCAATATAAGCAAATACCTTTTCTTTTCTACTTCCACTTATAGAATCACCATCAGAATCTTTATCAGCACTTATATCATCTATTTCACTTGAATATTCTCTATATGCTACTACATCATCTGTAACTGCTCTTGATACTAAGTAATTTTCAGGGTTGTTATATGCCCAATTATATGCTTCTTTGCTTTCATCACTAGCAACATAATCTTCATAAGAAATATTGTTATTTGTTAGCCAGTCATATTTTTCTTCATTCTTAATAGCAAAGTCAAACTCATCATAGCTTCCAAAGTCATCATAATTGCTCATATCAACTTCTTCTTTACGATCCACTATGTTATTAATCATAATGTTCTTTTGTTCATCAGTTACATCTAAGTCATTTATATATTCAAACTTATCTTCAAGTTTATCTAACTCTTTAAGTCCATCTCTATATTCCCAATATTCTTCTATAGGTAAATCTAAATCTACAAATTCTTCTATTTGTTTTTCTTTTAAAGCACTTCTTCCTTGATCGAAATACTTTCCTGCATTTTCGTTTGCATATTGTCCAAAGAAAGCAGCTTGAATACGATTAACTAAATTATCTTCTACTGGGTATCTTAAGTTACCACTATCAGTATAAGATCCTGCTGTTGGTAAATCATCATCAAACATACTTAAACCCTGTGTAGTCTTTTTAATTTGATTTCCACCTGTTGGAGGTATTAAGTATAATAGTTTTTTTAACTCATCTTCTAAAGTTAATTCATTTCCATATTGGTCTTTTCCACCTGTTGCAACTCCCACTAAGTTAGGAAGCCCACTAGCTACAGGTATACGTCCACCACCTGTAAGAATATTTACATAAGGTAACCCATCTACTAATTGATCTGCTGCTTTCTTTAATCTTTCACTTGTTGTTTTTTCATCATCTTCATCTTCGCCCCAACCAAAGGCTGTTTTAAGTATTTCAACAACGTCAAGTGTAGGTGTATATCCTGCTATTGCTTCAAATGTTTTACTGAATAAATGAGTGTATGCAAATAATTGTCCTAAAGTAAACGTCATTCCTGCTGCTGTTTTTAAAGCATTACCTTTAGCATTTTCTTTTGATTCTTGATATGTATCATAGAACATACTATATAAATCGTTATTTACTTCTTGTTGGAACTTAGTAATTAACCCAAGCATTTTAGAATTATATATCTGTGGTGTTGCTCCTTTAGTTCTATCACTCATTATTCTTGCTGCAAATTTTCCAGCTTCTGAATGAGCTTGTTGCTCACTCATACCTTTAGCTCTTAATTCATAGTATTTACTTCTTACTATTTGATTAGAAGCATACCAATCCATACCTTTCATAAATACATAACCTGCATCTTGTATCTTTTGCCAAGCATTTTTAGATAACATATCAGTTCCCATACGTGAAGTAAGGAATTTGTTTTTACTTATAAAATCATCTTTTATAAAAATGTTTTTAATTGTATCTGCTGTACCTTTTAATACTGCTAATTTTTTCGTTTTAGCTGCTGCTTTTACAGGAGCAATTAAGTTAGTTAATGAAGATGAAAAGTTTAAACCAACCATATTAGAACCTACTTGTTTATTTGCATTATCTAAAAAACTAAAAGCTTTTCTACCAAACGCACTTTCAACAGAACGATCTATTTTAGATTTCTTACCTGCTACATTGTTTGTCCATTCGTGTACCCAAGCAGCATAATTAGATAAATGATTATCTTGTATTTTTTCTGCTCTTGCTTGTTGCAGTTCTTCTGGTAGGTTTTCTAAGTTTTCAAATCCTTTATTTTCACCATAAGTTTCTCTTATCAGTTCTTCAAAGGCTCTACCACGTTGTATATCTTCTGTATGATAAATTAAGTTGGCAATACCACCAATATAGCCATCTACACCTGTGATAGCATCATAAGTAGTCTTTAAGCCTTTTCTTTGTTGCATATTCGCAAAATAATTCTTTTGTGGACTCCAGAACTCAGTTAATCCATTAATATCAGTGGGTAGTACGTGTTCTGCCATATTTTGAGCATTAAATGGAATACCATATCTACTAAATACATCGTTTAACTCTTGGAAGTGTCGCATATAGTCTTTTCTTTTTGGGATTGGATCAAATCCTAGTTTAGTTAAAACATCATTAGCTGTATCTATGTAATTGTCATATTTATTTCTAATTACTTGTGCTGCTCTTTTGATTTTTTCTTGTGTTTCAACATCACTAAATTCACTTGCTAATTCTTTATCACCATAAGCAACAAGTTCCCCAACATCATTTATATATTGTTTTTCACCATATTTTTGTACTGCTGCTGATTCTTTAGAACGTGCCTTAATACCTAAAGCTTTAATTTCATCTCTTTCTTTATTTTGCCAAGCTATACTATCTGCTTCGTTATCTATTTCTTTTTGGAATATAACCTCATTAATTATTTTCCCTGCATCTCTACCAAATACTAATTCAGTATTTCTAATAGTATCTGTATTATTCATTAAAGCCATAGAACGATTTTTAGCATTATCTAAGACATTTGTAATATATTCTTTTTGTGCATCTGTTCCTAATAGCGCTTTTCTAAGTTCTTTTTTAGTTTTTGTTACTAAATCTTCTTCTGTTCCGTCTATAGTAAGTTGTTTAGCTTCGCTAGTATCTATTGGCTCTACATCTATATTTCTAGGTTGCCCTTCTACTCCTTTAAGTTTGTTAATGCCTAAATCTAGCATTCCTTGATCCGATTTATTAACTTTCATTTCCTTAACTGGTGTAATATCTTCTAGTGCTTCACTAATACCTGTTTTTACCCCATTAATTTCTTTTTTAAGCGACTTTATTTCTTTCTTAGTATCTTTCATCATATTTTTGATTTCGCTTGTTAATTCGCTTAATTCTTCCATAATAGGAGGTACCATACTATCGTCTATCGGGCTTTTTCTTGCTTGTTCTACTGCTTTTACATATTCATCAAACTTATAATCGTTAATGCTATCATATACAAAATCAGTTATATCTTTTATTGCATAATTTGGTATTACATAGTTTTCTACATCAATAATATCTTCATTAGCTACTTCAATTATTCTTTGTAGTCTTTCTTGTGCATTGTTTATATCATTAGGGAAATAAGCAGGGAATAATTCGCTTAATTCTTGATATGCACTATCTACTTCCATACCGTCATTAGTGAATTTAAGTTTATTAAAGTTTTGTTGTCTTATTTTATTAAATCCATCTTTAAATTCAGATTTTAAATAATCATCGACATAAATTCTACGATTTCTTAAATCTCCCTTAATTTCTGCTAATTCTTCGTTTCTATGCTCTATTGTTTGTTCACTAAATCTTTCTTGAATAGTATTAAATAAATCTTCTCTTGTTGCTGTTTCGTTTGTACTAAACTCTTGAATTACATTCTCTAATTCTGTTGTTTGAGCTTTATTTAATCCTAATTCGGTTTTAATGTTTTTACTTAACGATTTTAATGATTTTTTATCCATTGAAATAGTATCAGGAATATAATCATAATTCCTTTCTGTTTCAATAGGTGCTTCTTTATCTGTTATAGATTCCATTCTACCTTTGTTTTCTTGTTCTAAATAAGGTAGCATTTCTTCTTCTTTTACTGCACTATAATCTATTGTATTTTCTTTTACTGGTGCTATATCTTGTCCTTCTTCACTTTTAGGATTATCTTTATTTAAAATATTTAATTTATCTTCATTTCTATAAATTACATATTGTTGATTGTTAGCATCTTCATCAAAAGAAATACCATCATAACCATTTCCTGTTATAAACGAAGAAAAATCATCTGTGCTAATGCTTTTTAAAGCATCATACAGTTGATTTCCCGTTAAATTGCTTATTGAATTTTCTAAATCATTAAAGTCTGTATATTCAATAGTTGCTTGGTTTGTTTTATAATCTACACTCTTTATTTTTGGCTTATTTGCATCATAATAACCATCTTGTTCTTGCCATATTGCTTCTTGTGTATCTAAAAACTTTTCAGCACTATCAAAGTCTGTAAATGTCTTTTCTGATTTTATATTTCTTAATATAGAATTTCTATATTGTTTATCAGCACTGTTTAATTCGTTTATTAATGATTCTTTCATTTCTTTAGTGACAGTATCATTTAAGTTGAAAATGTTTAAATCATCTGTATTTATTTCGTAAACTTTTCCACTTTCTCCGGCATAACCTTTGGCTGTATCTTTATTAGTAGTTAAATAAACGCCTTTGCCATATCTGTCACCTGATTGTTTTGAACCATCTACTCCACCAACTTTAAACTGTTGAATATTTGTATTTGGTGATCCTGTATATAATGTTCTTGTTTGTGGATCTTTTTGAGTTGGTGCTATAGTTTCTTGAGAATCTACTATTGTTACCCCTTCTTTTTGTAGTTCCTCTTGTAATTCTATTCTAATTTCTTCTACTTCTTCTGTAGTTAAATTATAATTGCCTTTTTGTATTTCTTCATTTACTGCTTGATTAAATTCTTCTGTTGTTATTTGTTTGTTTTTAGTATCTCCAGTAATAAAATCTTTGCCTGTTTTATTTGCTTCTAATAAACTTCCTTGTTTTGTTCCTGGCACTATACCACTTTGAGCTATACCACTTGTAATTGCTCCAGCAACAAATTGATCTAATAATTTTTCATCTTTTATTAGTTTACCTATATCTTCTTCGGACATATAAGTAAGTTTTTTAGCGAAAGCAGAGTTAATACCTGCTAATACTTCTTCTGTTCCTTCTGCCCCTGCTTTTACACCAAATTGAACAAAGTTTTTAGCAATTTGATTGCTAATTTTACTACTTAGGCTTTTAGCTAACATATCATCTGCACTAGATAAACCTTTGCTTAATCCTACTGCATTAATACCTTTACCTAAACCACCGAATATTAATTCTGTTACTGCATCACCAGCACCTTTAATAGCTCCATAAGTTGCTGCTTCTTTATCTGTTGCTCCGCTATCATAAGCTTCGCCCATTCCGCTACCCATTGAGCTAGTAAAAGTTGTGCCTGTTGTTAAGGCTGTTGTACCTGCTGTACCTAAACCTGCTGCCGAACCTAATCCTCCTGTACCAACTATACCCCCAACATATCCTAACGCTTGTGTTATATTGTCCGATTTATTACCTAACACTGAATATTGGTCTACCCAATCTTCTACACCACCAAGCAAAAATTCTGTAGTGTTATGTCTTGCTCTTTCTTTTACATCTTCTGCATATTTATCAGCACCTAGCAAATCGGCAACTCCTGATATACCGTATCTACCTAAGTCAACTATACCTTCTGCCATACCAGTAATACCTTTTAAAACACCTACACCTACATCTCCTGTAGTTCCTAAGATTGTTTTAGTTATATCTCCAAAATCATACCCATCATTAAAGACACCTTTTTTAAACCATTTGTTTTCATCATCATCTTTTTTTGTGCTTACATAAGATTTTGAAGTTGTAGGAAAAGAACTACTTTTCCCTAATCTTGTATTAAGTTGATTACCTACAACCTTTAAGGAGTTTGGATCTTTTACTGCTTTTCCGTTTTCCTCTACTACATAAACGGAGTTGTCTAATTCTTCTATAGCTTTTTCTAATTTTGAAGCATAAAGCTTTTTTCTTTTAACAGCCATATATTCACCTCCTATGGAACATAGTAATAAGTTTTACCGTTATATTTATATGATTTAACTATACCTTTACTTACTAAAGCACTTTCGCTATATGGTGTTCCTCCACCAGATTTCTTATAAGCTGTAATAGCACTTGTATATCCAGTTTTTCCGTTAGATAGTTTTACTGTGCTGCTTGTACTTGAACTTGAGCTACTAGATTTACTTGCTGATGTGCTTCCTGAACTATTAGTTTTCTTAGCACTTGTACTTCCTGAGCTACTAGATTTACTAGACGAACCACCACTTGCACTAGCTTGTGCTTTTTGCCAATTAAATTGTTCTCTTTCTAATGCCATTTGTTGATTAAATTGTCTTTGTTGTTCTGCTAGTGCAGCTTGTTTATATGCTTCATCTGCTTTCGCTTGTCTTATTTGTTCTGCTAAAGCATTTTCTGTATTAATTTGTGATTCTATTTGTCTCCATCTATTGTTGTATTCACTATCTAAAGCCATATACGCATTTTGTTTACCTAATGTTAAGTCTTTAATAACTGTGAAGCTTTGTAATGCTAATTCTAATTGTTCTGCTTGTGCATTTGCATATATAGTAGCTAATGCCGAACTATTTTGTAATTGAGCTTCTTTAATGTTGTTGTCATAGTTCATAACAATATTGTTATAGCTTTCTCTTGCTTGGGCGTATCTGTTTTGGTATGTATTATAAAAACCTGATTGGATTGTTTCGCTCCAACCACTTCCACCTAAACCTTTTTGTCCTGCTGCTTGCATATTAGATCCGTAAGCATTTGTTTGCTTCATATAATCTTGATATGCACCTTTTTGCTCTTTTGTATAATCCTTTTCGGCTTTATCTTTTTGTTGCTCTATTTTATCTATTGCAAACTCTGTTTGTTGATTTTGTATATCTGCTTGTTTATCAGCCCATTCTTTACTTTGATTGATTAAGTTATCATAATAGCCTTTACTATCGTTCATCAGATTATCGTATGTACTATTACTTTGATTTAAGGCTGCATTTTTATCTTTTTCTAATTCAGTAAAACGTGAATCGTTATAGTTAATTGCCATCTGTTTTCACTTCCTTTCTACCTTTTAACATATCCGCCTACCCAACTTTCTAAAGTTGATGAATATAAGCTAAAAGGTTTATTTGAACTAAATTTCATTTGTATTGATTTCCATTTTTTCTTTTTCTTCTTTACTACTACAAATCCTTTTGTATTCTTGTATGTATCTATCTTTTGAAAAGATTCATTATCTAATTTCATTGAAACTGTTATGTTCCCTATTGCATCTACTACACAACCTTTTTTATTAGTTGTTTTTAGATATTGAGGATATTTAAACTCATCTTCTAAAGTAGTCCAGTATGCTTCTACATTTCTTTCTTCTTTATTGTTTGTTAGTGTATAAATCTTATTATCACCACATAAATAAAGCACTCCGTCTTTGACAGAAGTGCAAGTTACTTTCATATCTAATTCCCAGTAATACCATTCATATTTTAATTCTGGGTTGCTATCTGCTAAGTAAACGTGATTATCTATAATTACTAATAAATAGCCTTCCCATTCTTCTAGTATCATATTCTTATAGTTAGATTCATTAAGTAGTTTACTATCTACTAAATCGCTTCTATGAGCTAATAATTGCTCTGTTGTAACATCAGTAGTAGCCATACCTTCCATACCATTAGGAGAAAAGAATACAATATCATCTCTAAAGTTAATTGCTCCACCTACACAACCTGTAGCAATACTAGAGTGTGTACTTGGATATCCTCTTTGGTTTTCTCCTAAATTCTCGTTATATATATCGTTAGGAATATGATAGAAGATACTTGTATTTGCTTGGCTTGGCTCTTTAAATACCCATAAAGCATTGTTTCCAGCTACCATTGACTTAACTGCTGCTGTATCTATTCCTTCTGGATAATAGTCTGTATCACTTATATATCTTGGATCTGCTAGTCCTACTATACCGTTATACTCACTATGGAATATGTAATTAGGATAATCTACATTACCACTAAAGAATATCCTGTCATCAAATACAGTTAAGATAGAACACTTTTTAATTCTATCTGCTTTTGATTGGCTATTCTTTGTATATTGTATCTTTACATTGTCTTGCCCTACTGTATTAGGCTCTGCTGGTGCTGTATTAAACGTTACCTTACCCTTTACTTCGTCTACCGTATAATCTGTAGTTAGTATATCTTCACCATTAGCTCCTGTTATCCATACCTTATCTACTCTAGTTATTTTTTGATCGTTTAAGAAATAGTCTTTTGATTTACCATCTGCACAAAACCAATTTTGTTCTGATGCACTTAGCATATTATGGTCTTGGTATGCTACTCCTCCACCTTCTGGCTTACAGTTGATAAAAGTAACTGGGATTGTACCTTCTACTTCTTTTATTGTTTCACCATCATATTCTAAATAGTTTAATCCGTCCTTAATAAAGAATATGTTATTACTTATAAACGCTTGGCTCTTTGCAGGTTTCATACCATCTTTCTTTATTACTTTCTTTTCCTTAGTTGACATATTAATATCATATAGACTTGTACCACTATGTACTATCATATGTTCTATTGTATTTATTGTATAAAAAAACAGACCAAAAATAGTATTATCGAAAGTGTCGATTAATTCTACATCTGGTCTTGTTTCTATGCATCTTCCATTACTACTTTTATAATTCTTCCATACGTTTAAAGCATCTGGTGATCTATATAATGACACTTCATCTTTTCTATTACTAAAATCTACACCTTTAAAGTTTTTATAATTTCTTGTAACTAAACTTCCACTTACTATATCAGCCATTAGATATTAATTCCTCCTGTGATAGTTACACTAGGCATAGTTTTACGTGAATCTAATGTATTTATCTTTTCTCTATATAAGTTAGTGTAAATTTGCCCGTAATTATTTGAAATATCACTAGCTAATAATAGTCCTGCTACTCCATAAGTCATAATATTTAAAGCATCTGTATCAAATTCAAACTTATAATCATCTTCTGTTTCGCTTGTTATTTGTTTTGGATATTTGTAGTAATATACTTGTGCTGTTCCTGTTTCATTAAATAATACTCTATTTTGGATAGTTTCATAGTCAACACCA